TTGAGCAGGACTTTATTCAGAAAAAACTACGCAGAGATGAAACATTAAGCCGTAGAATTGAGCAGGCGTTGGCTGACATTGAACGTGAGGCCACCGGCATAGGCGAAGAGATTGCAGAGGATTCTGCCGAAGTCAAACGCCTTAAACAGCGTATCAAAGAATTAAGATATCAGGCAAGATGGACGGAAGCAGAGCTAAAAACGCTGAACCGGTTAGAACGTGCCAACAACAAAGCAGAACGTCTTGCGGCTATCAAAGCGGTAAAGGAAATGTTAAGCAATGCACGGAAGAACGTAAGGATTTATCGTGACAGTGCTGTGACAAAGTACAAATACATTAAAGAGTATGCCAAAGAAAAGATGGCAGAAATGAACGTGGATGATGCCACCAACGTAGCAAAATGGACGGCATTGGAAAAGAGAGCCGGACGAGAAAGCGTAGAGGCATTGAAACGTGCGCTGGATTCTGAACTGCGTGATACCAAAGTAGACGGTGAAACTGTAACGGACGCATGGCAGAAAGCAAATGACGCAAAATTCCGTCAGCGTGTGTTTGCAGAGTATGCTGCGCTGGCTACAAAGAACAAAGCAAAAGTGCAGAGGAAAAACGCACAGCTGCAGAAACGTCAAAAGACCATTGAGAAAAACAACAACATTCCCGCCAACGAGCGGTATATGTACGTTCATGGTTTGTATGTGTTAGGGTTGTCCAAAGTTGACGCACAGATGCCACAAGGCGCACCCAACATCTTGGCTATGTTCAAAGAATACCAGGATAACTTGCAGGCGTTCTTTGTGGATGAGGACGGCAATATTAATCTGCCGGATTATATTTTGTCAGCATTAAGCGGTAACTCCGTTTATAATGACGGCTACACCAATTTGACAATGGATCAGTACGGTGACTTTGTGGATGTGCTGACAACCATTTACAAGGCCGGTATTGACGCAAACAAAGTGAAATCTATGAAAGATATCAACGGCAACACTGTGTTGATATCTGACGTGGCTGAAGCTATTGTGGCAGAGATGAATGAACGCATTCCGGCTATTGTAAGGGATGATATCACCAATGCAGGAAGCATGACGTTTGCAGAGTCGATACAAGACAAAGCAAGGCGGGCAAGAATCAGCTTGACAAAACCGGAAACCATTCTTGAATGGATGGGGCCGACAGCTCACAGATACATTTACGAAACTGTGAACCAGAGCTGGAACAAAGAACGTACCATGCTTGAGCAGACGGCTGTGATGGTAAAGGCTATTTGGGAACCGTACACCAACGAAGAGAAATCTGAAATGAGAAGCAAACGCCAATTCCGGTTTGGCACGTCAATTCTCACAAGGGAAGAGATGATTTGCGTAGCCTTTAACTGGGGTACAGAATTGAACCGCAAGCGTATCATGGATGGCTTCAATGTGGACGAATCCATGGTGCGTGAGCTACTGTCTAACCTAACGCAAAAGGATTGGCAGATGGTAACGTCCGTATGGGATTTAGTCAACAGCTATTGGCCGGAAACTGTCAAAGTAGAAGAGTCAATGGTAGGCGTAGCACCGGAAAAACAAAGCGCAATGCCTTTTGAAATCACCGGCAAGGACGGAAATGTTTACAAACTGAATGGCGGGTATTATCCAATCAAGTATGATCCAAGCAAATCACTTACGGCTGCGAACCAAGCGCAGGACGATATGGCTAAACAATTCGCTGCCGGTAATGCTGCTATGAACCGCAACAGAGGATTTACAAAACAGCGTACAAAACAAACCGTTAAAAGGCCCGTCCTGCTGTCTTTTGATGTACTGAACAAGCACTTGAATGATGTAATCCATAACATTTGTTTCCGTGAGGCATTGCGTGATGTTAACCGCATAATCAAGAACCAGGCGGTAAGTCAAGCAATACAAGACCATTTTGGGATTGCACAAGCGAGAATGTTTGAACAGTGGGTAAGGGATTGTTGGGCACCGGATATCCAAAAGAAAGATCCAATAACGGCTGGTATGGAATTCTTCCGGCACAAGCAGACGGCTGCTGTGTTGGGGTACAGAATGACAACGGCATTGCTGAATAGCTTGAACATTTATCCTATCACTGATTACCTGGGCGCAGCGAGGACAGTTGACGCATTGCAGAAATTCTATAGTGATCCAAGAGAGAATTGGAATTTCGCTTTGAATCGTTCCATCTTCCTGCGTGAACGTGCAGAAACAATGGATCGTGATGCCGGGGAAGTGTTGCGTAAAGAATTCATTGGCGGTTATGGAAAAGTGGCTGATACTATTATTCGTGGTGAGCAAGCAATAGAAGCTCATGCGTTTGACTTGTTGGCTGTTACCGACCTGGCTCTGGCTTGCCCGTTGTGGTTATCTGAATACCAGCGGGTTTACCAGGAGAATACGCAAAACATTTCAGAGATGGCACCGGAAGATATTACACGTTTGGAAATGGAAGCTGTGGCTGCCGGTGACAAAGCGGTAAGGAAAATCTTTGGCAGCGGCGAAATGAAAGACCTTGCTCCTTTCCAAAAGGGTGACGAGATACGCAAATCTGTAACCATGTTCTATTCATACTTTAACGTGGTGTTCAATGCTTTGTATGGCGGTTACGCACAAGGCAGAATGCAAGCCATGACTGAAGGTGCTACCACAGTTGGCGGGTATTCGTTGGGTATCAGAATTGCTCCGTTGTTACAGAAGTTTGCGTATTGGACGATATTCACCGGCGTAACAGAAGGTATCCTGCGTAACGCAATAGATGTTGCAGCTGGCGGTAGTGACGATCCGGAAGAATGGCTGAAAAAGATTATCAAAGGCGTAAGTGACAACGTATTTGGCACGATTCCGGTTGTCCGTGATTTTGCAAGTTATTTCATAGACAAACTGATGGGCGAAAGATACTATGGAGCAAAACCGTTGCCCGTATATCAGTTGTATGACACCGCTATGAAATTCTTGAATACTATTGAAAGCAAAAAGAAAACAAAGATTGACGTATTCCGTGAAGGTATGCGAATTACCAATGGTTTCACCGGCATAGGTAATACGCTGACGGACGCAATGGCTACCACGGCCTATTGGGTAGACACAGACTTTGACAAACCATTCATGGAATACTTGTCAGCTATTATCTTTGACAAACGTATTGACAAAAAGAAAAAGAAACGAAAATAAAATTACGATAATAAAACAAACGAAAAACATGATATGATGAGATAAGTAAACGAGGCACTCCTTCCGGGGTGCCTCTTAATTTTAGCGAAAGGAGTTAGTTATGGTAATTTCGCAAGTAAACCAAAACGTGTACAACGGTGATGGCATAAACAAGGCGTGGCCTTACACTTTTGAGATTATAGAAAAAACCGATGTGCATTTGATATTGCAGGATGTTGATGGTACGCAGACCGTGCTGACATCCGATTACTACATTGACGAGATAAATGCCACAGCATATTATCCTGGGTACGCACCGGGAGCAGAACCACCGGAAGCAGACCAGCCGCCGGTTGTTGCAGAGGGGCAGAAGATTATTGTATACCGTGATTTACCCTTGACGCAGGAAGCAGATCTGGGAGAAAGCTGGCCTTTCTATGTTATTGAGAAAGGTTTAGATAAGCTGACTATGCTGCTGCAGGACGTGTGGGGATGGAGTGAGCGCAATTTCATGCAGCTGAAGGACGGAGCCGTAGCATGGGCAGGCAGGAACTATCGTGTTGCTGATGTATCGAATCCGGTTGACCAGCAGGACGCAGCAACAAAAGATTATGTAGATAAAATTATTACCGGTATCATTGCACACGGTGGCAACACTGTAGTGATTGACAACGTGGCAACGATGCGCTCAACAGAAGACTTGGAAAGCGGGATGTTCGCAGCTACGGGCGGGTACTACAATATCAACGATGGCGGCGCTGGAGTTTATCGTATCCGCACAGCTACATTGTCTGACGTGGACGATGGCGGCAGCGTTATTATTCTTGACAATGGTAATGTAGCAGAGTTAATAACTGACGGAGTTGTTAATGTACGTCAGTTTGGTGCAAAAGGTGATGATACCTTTGACAATGTAACTGTATTTGAAACTGCAATTAATGTATGTAAATCGAAACATTGGAATCTTTATATTCCCAAGGGGACATACGCAATCATTGCCCACAAGATAAGCGTGTTTGGCTTAAATTCTGCTCCCACTCCTGCTGATGACACCTCACAGTACATGGATTTCAACAACATTGAAATGTATGGTGACGGCAGAAACAGTGTTCTTAACTCACACGTTAATGGCGATGTTATCAATATGTCATGGATGAAAAATTTCCATGTACATGACCTTGCTGTTACCACTAACTTCGGTGATACAGAGTTGCCTGCTTCTAATGGCACGAACCTAATCAGCATTGTCAATGGTGAAAATATTTCAATTAAAAATGTGTACGCACATGATTCCTATTGGAAACCAAGAGATGCAAGTGGTTCAACCGCTATGGACGGTGGTTCGGGTGTATCACTACAAGGACATACTTTCAATAACGTAGTGGTTGAAAACTGCGAAGCATATAACTGCAATAAGGGTTTTGACCTTGTTGCTTATGCAGGATTTGATAACAATCCAAATTCGTATGTAAGATTCTCTAACCTTCTTTCCACAAAATGCTTCAGTGGGGTTGTTGTTTCGGTGCAAAATGGTTACAACCGAGAGGTTGGGCAAGACAATATTACTTCCGGCAGAATATATGTAACCGCAAAAACAGTAAACTGTAAAACTGGTTGCGGTTTCACAAGGACAACTGGCGTAGTGGCAACCATAGAAAACGTACAGACAGAAACCAACGATAATTTGTTGTTAAGCGGTTATGGTGCATCGTGGTTCAAGTCCTATGATATAGAACACGCTTCAGATTTAGAAAATAATATAGCAACACGGTGTGGCGGTGTCAGTGGTGTTACCAATTCAAATATAACCATTTATTCCTTTGCCAAAGAAATTAACTACGGATATGAACTGCGTGGAACTGATACACAACAGGGATATTTACAGTATGCGTACAATAACACGCTAAATCTGAATCTTAATACAGATGTAAGTATTGTTAAGATGAAGTATGCAGGAAGCATTACCACAGAATCAAGAGTGCGGTTCTATACGCCGACTTATCCGTATTTTCCCAATAGCGTAATCATCATCAATGGTTGCGATATTGCCAATAATTGGAGTTCTTTTGCCTATGCGTTTCAAGGGTTAACTGATTCTGCAAACACGCTTTGGGTGCTTGATGGATTTATCTTTACCCCAAGAATAGATATTAAGAGCATTACGTTCCACAGTGGAAACGGAACAAAAACAACGCACGAACTAAAAGAAAATGGTTCAATTCCTGTGTTTGTTAATACAACAAGCACAACATCAGGTCGATACATGGCATTCGGTGTTGGTTATCCATCTGACGATACTGTGCAAATGGCATTTAATGGCAATGGGGATATTTTAAGACCTGCGTTAGACAGTGCTAAAGAAGCGGTTATAAAAACCACGGTGGCAGGTGGGAACGGTATTCCTGTGAGATTAACTGGTTCTGTTGCAAACATTGCAGGATTTATTACTATTCACAAAGGGCGTTCAAAGGGTGCGACAACCGACAGACCTACTTTGACGTCAGACGATTCAGGTGCTATCTACTATGACACCACATTAGGCAAACCTATTTGGTGGAACGGAACGGCATGGACAGATTCGGCAGGAGCAACAGTATGATGGATAAACTAAAAGAGATACTTAACAAGATATTCCCATCAGTGTTGTATAGGAGAGAAAAATGAACGAAGATTCCAAGTTATTGTGTTGTCCGTGTGGTGGAAAAGCAAAGTTGAAAAAATATCATGGAACCTATGTTGATGGTTTTTATGTAACTTGCCAAAAATGCCACAGTTGCGGTGACATTAAGTATTATAAAGGAGATGCGATAAAAGCATGGAACAGGTGGGTGACAGAATGAAACCCCTAAAAGAATGGATAAGTAAAATTTGTCCGTCAATACCCTATTACAAGAAACTGCATTTCCTCTGCGGATTCTTAATAGCGTTAATCGGTGGCATTATAACTGACCCCATCACAGGTATAGGACTTGCTATTGCGGCTGGCATTGCCAAAGAGTGCTATGACGATTGGAACAAAGACGGCTCGTTTGATATTGTTGACATGATAGCCACTTGGATTGGTGGGTTGGTTGGTTTAGGGTTAGTAACTCTTGTAAACTACTGGAGAACCTAAAATGATACAAGAAATCGGTACGGGCATAGTAATGTTCTTGGTTGGGAGTGCGTGTACCTATGTGTTTGGCAAATGGTCACGGATCTTCTCCAAGGTAGACAACCTGGAATATGGTGTGCAATCTATTTTGAGGGATCGCATGACGCAGATGCACCGGTACTATAAAGACAAAGGCAAGGCCATCCCCCAGCAGGAAGTAGACTCGTTCTTGCAAATGTACGAAGCGTACAAAAAGCTGGGCGGGAATGGCTATGTCGATGAAATCAAAGAGGTAATAGTAAGAGGTATGCCGCATGAAAATCATTAAGACCTTAACAAACAAATTAAAGACGTTTGTGCGTGGGAATGGTGGAGCATTTCCCAAGGTCTTCGTGTGGATTTATGCGTCCGTATTTCTTGGCTGTGGCCTTGTAACCGTTGCCGGAATTTTATATGAGTTTTTCACGAAAGGCCAAGTGAATTATTCTGCGGTTAATGCATTCGTCAAAGAGTATTTTGCCCCGTTAATCGTTGGCTCGTTTGGTGTGATCGGCGTATTGTTGATTGACCGGAACCATGACGGTATCCCAGACAAATGGGAAGAAAACCAGGAAGAAAATAAAAACGAAAAAGTTAAAAGAAAGGAGAATTATCATGGATGAACAGTTAACTACCCCGGAAGCACAGTTAGAAAAAATCATCGAATTGCTGGAGCAGATTGTAGAAAACACTACACCGGCAGAGGACTAGTACCATGAGTTACTTAAAAGAAGTCCAGGTGGATAAAACTAAACAGCGTGTGTTCCTGCTTGACATGGAGTACAACGTATTCGCTGACTTGCCGTGTTCCACAGAATTCTATGCAGGATACAATGACGCAGGAGAACCAAGAGGGAACCCTGTGGATGGTGTGTACCGTGACACAGTTTGGGTTGATATCGACTACCCGGACGAAAATGACCTTGGTATGGCCTTCGGCTATGCGTACTGCAACGTCGACAGCAGAGGCCGAGCATTGCATGGGGGCGGGTCAATTCTTGGTGAAGACGATGCGCTGGCTCCATTCCAGAGCAGGCTAGTGCCTACAGAAGGATGCATAAGAATGTATAACGCTGATGTCTGGTGGATGTGCCAGCACTGGCGAAGGAGTGTAGCTGCCGGACTTGATCCGTGCGTACACGTTGTGAGTTAAGGGGGGAAACATGAATGACCTTTTTGACCTTAGACCGACAAACAAAGAAATGGCTTTTGCTATTCTTGGTGTGCTTGTTCTCATGGTGGCTATTTTCTGCGCAGGCTACTGTGTCGGCTGGGAACGTACAGAAGAGTTATACAATAACGGAGCAGGAGTTGCAGACGTTGGAAACCAACTTGAACAAGCTGGAACAAATATCAGTAACGCAGAAGCAGGAATTGGGCAGGCTGAAAACCACGCTGGAAACATCGAGGCAGGAATTGGGAATGCTCAAGAATCAGCTGACTATCTCCAAGGAACAGTTAGCACAAGCGCAGACATCATTAAGCAAAGCAAATCTATTATTGAAGCAATACGCAGACGAGGAACGAAGGACAAGGTTACGCATTAAACGTCAGCGTAACTTTTGGATTGGTGTTGCCGTGACCACATTAACTGCAGCGATAATCTACCATTCAAGGTAAACCCCTTCTTTCATTTGGCCCTGGTTACCCGGGGCCGTTTTTTTATTTGCCGTCAAAAATTCGTCAAAACTTCATAGTATTCTTTAGTTGTCCATCATAGAATTCCAAAATCAAGAGTGCTTGTCTTATGTGGGTTATCGTGGATTATCGTTTATTATCGTATGTTAGGGAAGCATTTTTGTGAAAAATTAAGAAAGCATTATCTAACCGCATGGTTGACAGATTCTTCGTGAATCGTCAAAAAAATTCGTCAAAAATTTACAGAAAAAATTTTTTGTATCTTATCGTTTGCCGATTTCCGCATCTCGTCCGTGTAGTGAACGTAGGTCCTGGTTACAGTTTCCACATTGTCACCAAGAAGAGCGGCTATGGTTTGGATGTCTACTCCTTCTGCCAACAGTTTGGACGCATAGGTGTGCCGCAGAGAATGGGGCGAATAATGGTATTTGTTCAGCGCATAGCACATATTATAATAAACAGCGAGTGGTTTGGGGAACAGCTCTCCGGTGATAGACAACGGAGAAGTAAGACGATATTGTTTTAACTCTTTTGCAAGGACGGCAGGAATGGGGATCTCCCGGAAACCATTAGCTGACTTTGTGTAATAAACCACATCGTGCTGCCGTTGGTTGGTGATTGCTATCTGCTTGTTGACGGTTACTGTGAGATTGGCAAAATCAAAATCATTCCACGTTAACGCCAATAACTCACCACGGCGCACACCGGTTAATTGTGCAATGCGTAGTCCTATGTAAGTAACACGCAGATTAACATGGTTCAGTATTTCATGCATAACGTCCTCTGGGATAGCTTTGTTCTTCTTTTCCATGCGGGTACGTTTAATTTCAATATCATTCATGGGGTTTTCACTGATTATTCCGTAAGGTTTAATTGCCGCTCTGAATAATACCCGCAGTTTGATACGATATTCTTTTTGGGTTGCAGGAGTGATATCCCATTCTCTGATGGCCTTTTGTAAGTCCATGAATGATATTAGTCGCATGGGTTTATTTGCGAGGCTCTGAAGCGATTTTACGGCGTGATTATAGATTGCTTTTGTTCCGTATGAAAGTGAATTGCGGTTGGCGAGATATTCCTCACAGAATTCAGCAAGGGTGATATTCTTTAGTGCCTTGTCCACCGGGCGAGGTGCTTTTTTTATTTGGGCAATTAACTCCTGCTCATGTTCTTTGGCTTCAGACTTTGTAGCGAATCCTTGCTTACTCTTCTGCTTCCATGTGCGGCCTTGTTTGTAGCTGACTATCACTTGCCAGCCGTTGTCTTTTTTTCTGTAAGTTGTTGTTGTTTGCATGGTGTACTCCTTATGCAAAAAATGTTTGATAGATAAAAAGCGCAAAGGCTGCAACGTATAACACAAGGCCAATGTTATTAAACATCATTCCGTAGTTACGCTGAAATGATGACATGGAAATTGCCGGCGCATTTGGATCTACACCAAAGTTAGCTGTTAAAAAGATTGCGTAACATAACAAGGTAAACCACAAAGGAAAGAACAGAATTGAAATCAAAGGCAAAAGCAGAACACCGCCAATAAATCCTAACATACTAATAACAGAGTGTTGCATAGCAAAGCGAGGGTTCTTGTTTGGGTTAAAAAACGAAATAATAAAATGGCACAAGAATATAAATGCTAATCCTTTTACAATTCCTAAAATCATAATAATCTCCTTTCATGTGCTATGTCTTGCGTATTCAATTTTGTTTATGCTTTCGCAGCTTCTAAAGTCATCGTGCCTTGCGTGGTCGCATTCGTGTTTGTATGTTTTAACATTCGCCTCATGTGAAAGCCGTGCATTTAACACACAGCATTGGTCACCGGTTTCAACACTTTCAACAATGAATCCTCTGCAATCATAGGGTAGGTCAACCAAAATTGTTCTCATAATCCTTCTTCTTTCGCTTTCTGATATTTGATAAAAGCCATAATCTCTTTTACGCTTTCCGGTTTTAATCCTCTTGCAGAATCAAGCATGGCACGATAGTCCGGATTGTCTTTTAAATCTTGGAGCAGAGCTGCCGTTTCCGGATCGTGGAAATACTGTGGGGAATTATCAAAACCTAAAAGATAGTCAATAGTAACGCCATAATGAATTGCAATTTTAATCAGCGTCTTGTCATCCGGTGAGGCCTTGTCCAGCTCCCATTTCCCAACGGCCTGCTGTGATACGTCCAAGAATTCAGCTAATTGGGATTGCGTTTCTCCTCTTCTTTCCCTTAATTCTTTTAGTCTTGTTCCTTTCATTGTGTTCACCCCCATTGCGTATTCCTATAATACAACCAGCGGTGGTAAATGTAAACAGATAAATGGTTGTAAAAAATAAAAAAAGTTGTTGACATAAACAACGAATGGTAGTAAAATGAATACAACGAAAGGTAGTTAGGGGGTGTGAAATTGAAACGAGCAGAGCTGATAAAATTCCGTGGGGATAAATCGCAGGCTGACATGGCAAAGAAGTACAACGTCAGCCAGCAAGCGTGGTCAAGCTGGGAGAACGGTGACAAAAGGCCGGACGTAACCATAATGAAACAGATTGAAGTTGACAGCGGTATTCCTATGGAAGTTATTTTTTTTGACGTGTTTAACAACGAATCGTTGTCAAGCACGGTGTAACAACAACAGAAGGGGGTCAAGATGGAAGCGGTATACACAACAAAGGAATTAGCCAAACGGTGGAAATGCCATGAGAACACCATCAAGGTAATGGAAGACCAGGGCAAGATACACCGGCTGCCGGATCTTCCGGGAGTGCGTTACGGGGCAGAGGAAATCCAACAGCTTGAATGCCTTGGGAGTGAAGCACAGCCATTCACAGCATGGGAACGCAAGAAGCTGGAAGCAAGGATTCACGAATTGGAACGCATGGTAAAAGACTACCAAGCAAAGATGACAAAGATAACGCTGATTAGTCAGGGGGGTACACCATGAAAGATTTCACAGTAAACAAAGAAGAATGCTTAACAGCATTAGAGATGGCCCTGGCGTTTATCGTGCCGATCTGGGGCGGGATGTACTTGGTAGCGAAAGTGTGGGGTTAATGCTTACACGAAGACAGAGGCGGGGAGTCCGGCCTAACAGACCGACAAAAGACGAGGCCATTGCTGCCGGTTGGCGCATGGTTCTTGGCGCAATCAATGACAGCATGATAATCGCAGCAGCTGCTCTCCATGACGAATTTGGTTTTGGCGAAGAGAGAACAAAGCGGTTCCTTGACCGATTCAGCGAATTGTTTGAAAACTGCATCCAAGAGGGAGATATGCTGGACGTTGGTAGCATTGAAAAGGTGCTAAAAGAAGAGGGCATCAAATGTATTGAGTATCACAAATATGATTTTATGCGAGTGGAAAAGGAGAAGAAGTAATGTGGAAATTGAATGGGGGTGATGTACTTGCCATGTTAGGCGCAGGCCTCATGATAGTGATAGCTATGGAGTGCATTGTATGTGCCATAACGGGTGCTGGATTTTTGACAAAATAAAAACCGCCACAGTGTGCCAACTGTGACGGTAACGCCAATGGGTAGCAGAAAGGAAAATGCTTTAATACCCTTACATTTATTTTAACAGATTAGAAAGGAAAATGCAAATGAAAAAGATATTGATTGTTGGTTATGATTACCTGGATCTTGATTACGCAAAAAAGGCGGCAGATAACTTTAAGGATATTCTGTTCATTAAAGAAAGAAGCGTTGATATTGACAAAAACGCAGAATCCATCATTGCGCTGGTTGACATGGTAGACGGCGTGGTATTCCTGGAAAACAAAACCGAGTACATGATAGCTACGGTTATGCTGAACAAAGACATTTACCAGCGTGAAGAGTTTGAAGTAAAGAAGGAAGAAGAGGTGGCAGAGAATGCGTAAACTTTATGAGATTAATGATGATATCGCAAAGCTGATTGAGCTGGATGCTGACCGGTTCGTGGATGGAGAAACCGGCGAGATCGTTAGCCGTGAAGCATTTGATGCACTCCAGGTTGAACGTGACGAGAAGATAGAAGGTGTGGCGTTGGGTTATAAGAACGAGGACGCAAAGGCAAAAGCCATTGAAGCAGAAATCAAGAATCTGAAAGAACGCATGGAGCGGCACAAAAAACGTGCAGAAGGTTACAAGCAATTCCTGGCTATGGTGCTGGAAGGGCAGAAGTTTGAAACCGGCAAGGTGGCTGTTTCGTACCGCAAGAGTGAGGCTGTGGAAGCAAACGTGGATGAGATACCGGCAGAATACCGGAAGGTAAAGACCATTGTTGAAGCTGACAAAGTGCAGCTCAAAGCTGATATCAAAGCCGGTAAAAAAATACCTGGCGCAGAAATTGTTACAAAGCAGAACATTCAGATTAAATAGGGGGTTAATCATGGGAGTACCGGTTCTTGTATTAGGCGCATCTGGCAGCGGCAAATCTGCTGCCTTGCGTAATTTTGAAACAGAAGAAGTGGGCATCTATAACGTGGCAAGCAAACCGCTGCCATTCCGTAAACAGATGATGGTAGTTAACCATGCAAATTATGATCGCATTAAGGCCGGATTAAAATCTAACAAACTTAAATGTTACGTCATTGATGACAGCCAATATTTAATGGCATTTGGTTTGTTCGCCAGGGCGAAGGAAATAGGCTATCAGAAATTCACAGATTGCGCTTTGGATTTTTATAACCTGGTGCAGACAGTGATTAATGACACCAGCAAGGATACCGTGGTGTATTTCCTTCACCACATTGACCGGGATGATAGTGGCCATGTTAAGGCAAAGACCAGCGGCAAGATGCTGGATAATCAGCTGACGTTGGAAGGTCTTTTTTCCATTGTATTGCTGTGCGAAACGGACGGAAAAAAGCATTGGTTCACCACGCAGAGTGATGGTTTCACCACAGCCAAGTCACCAATGGAAATGTTTCCGGAGCAGATTGATAATGACTTGAAGTTAGTAGACAATTCGATTCGTGAGTATTACGGGTTTGTTAATAATTTAGAAAAGGAGAATGAAAATGATTAAACCTAACAACTACGATGCAGTTAAAACGAGTGACGAGTTTGAAAAGATCCAGGCCGGTGGCCACTACATGGAAATCAAGAAGCTGGCAGAACGCAAAAACAAAAACGGCGGTGACATGATTGTTATTGCCTTTGATTTTGATATGCGGGATAAGCAGGAAGGTTATTTCAGCAAACAGTTCCTGGATGATGTGCGTCCGGATAAGAAGTGGCCCTATGCTGGCACACAGTATATCAATGTGGTTGATACCCGTACCGGAGATTGCAGCAGAAATTTCAAGAGCTTCTGTACTTGCGTAGAGCATAGCAATCCGGGTTTCACCATTGATTGGGAAGCAAAAGATTTTGGGAAACAGTTTGCCGGTAAAAAGATTGGCGGCGTATTTGGATCTGTTGAAAACGAGTACAACGGAAAAGTAACCATGCGTACACAGCTGCGCTGGTTCTGTAACTACAAGGACGCTGCCGGTGCAAAGGTCCCGGAGCCGAGACTCCTGCCAAACGAACAGCCTGCTGCGGTTACCGCTCCTGCGCCAGCAACGGTAACAGATGAAGATCTTCCATTCTGATTATGGAGATCCAAGTAGACAGCCGTGAACACGCAAAGGAATGGGAGCGTATCAGCAAGCAGCTGGACAAACTTGGCGTTAGGTATTTCCGGTCAAAACTATATGTGGGTGATTACCAATCATTGGACAATGCCCGCTTGGTTATTGACCGGAAGAAAAACCTACAAGAGTTGTGCGGGAATGTTTGCCAGCAGCATGAACGGTTCCGGGCCGAGCTTAAGCGGGCGCAGGATGCAGGCATACAAATCATTATCCTTTGTGAGCATGGCGCAAGCATTAAAGATTTAACAGATGTATATTTTTGGGAAAACCCAAGAAGTAATTACTCTACCATTAAGATGGTGGACGGACGGCCCAGGAGAGTGCCAAAGAATCCAAATGCAATAAGCGGGGAGAAACTATTCAAGTCATTGCAAACCATCAGCAAGCGTTATGGTGTGCGGTTTGAATTCTGTAACAAAGCTGAAACCGGAAAGAAAATAGTGGAATTGTTAGGTGGTGAGGCGAATGTCCAACAATAAAGATAAAGGTTTTGTGTTGTTGTGGCGTTCCATTGCTGACAATCCGCTGCTGGATGATGGAAGTCCTTATGATAAATACCACGCCTGGTGTGATCTGTTGTGTATGGTAAATCATAAGGATAAAAAAGTCATAGTAAATGGTAATCCGGTAATTGTTAAACGTGGTGAAAAGTTAACATCTATTGTCAAACTTTCAGAGAGATGGCATTGGAGCCGGTGTAGAACAATGCGCTACCTAAATGCGCTTGAACGAGACAACATGATTAGCACTTTGCGAACACCAAACGGTACAACTGTAACCGTGATAAACTATGACTTTTACAACAGTATGCGAACATCTAACGATACACCCAACGATACACCATTCGATACACCCAACGATACAGCGGTCGATACACAAACAAATAATGATATAAATAATGATAAATACATGGAAAATAAAAAGGCCGCTCCTCTCATCAATGCATGGGGTGAGGTGGTGGAAGAATGAGCAATGCAGGATTGTTTATTCCGCAGGAGATTCAGAAGACGGTAGGGGTGCTGTTTGCACCGGGCCAGGTATTTGAGAGTAGGGTAATAGTTAATGATAAGAAGAGGCCGTTGAGTGGTTACTTTAGTGATGCAGATACGCTGGTGAAAGCATTCGATACTGTGAATTTACGAAAGAGCAATGTGTATGTAACTCTTCAGCAAGTGGATCCAGATTGCTATGCCAGGAGCCAACGTGACAAGTTCATGCAGAACGTGAAGGCCAGCACAAGTGATACGGACATCCTTTATTATTATTGGCTATTCATTGACCTTGATCCGGAAAGAAAGAGTGACACATCAGCGAGTGACGAGCAGCTGAAGGATGCGTTTGCAAGAGCAAAGAAGGTGGCAACGTACCTGGAGAATAACGGATTTGAAAAACCGGTGAAAGCTATCAGCGGGAATGGAGCGCATTTACTGTACCGGATTAACCTAAAGAACACGGAAGAAAATGTTCAACTGATAAAGAAATGTTTGGAAGTGTTGGATAGTTTCTTTAGTGACGAAAAGGTAAAGATTGATACAGTAAATTTTAATCCAAGTAGAGTATGCAAGCTATATGGAACATTAGCACAGAAGGGCAGCAGCTCTGCCAAAAATCCATATCGCATGAGCAGGATATTTGATGTGCCGGAAAACATTAAGGTTACGCCAAAAGAAGTTTTGCTCCGGCTTGCCAGCATGGTGGTGGATGAACAGCCACAAAGCTATACTCCAGCACAGACCTATGAACACTTTGACATTGAAACTTTTCTCTCTGCCCACGGCATTGGTTACCACAAAAGGATTTGGCGGGATGGTGTGACAAAGTATGTGCTTGATCATTGTCCGTTCAACCATGAGCATAGCTATCCGGACAGCAGCATATTTGTACAAAGTAATGGCGCAATTGGATTTACTTGTTTGCATAACAGTTGCCGTGGCAAGACATGGAAAGATGTGCGATTACTTTTTGAACCGGATGCTTATAGCCATGCAGACAAGCTGGATAATGATATTCTGCTGGGATGGGAAAAGCATAACCGGGCAAAGGAAAGGTATGAGGTGCCTGGTGATATCCTGGACATTGATAATCCAAAAGAGGATAACCCAATATTCTTGTCCATGAAACAGATCCTGGCCATTAAGGAACCGGACAATGAATACTTGCCAACCGGCATTGAATCAGTTGATGTAACCATGAAGGGGTTGCAGAAGGGAAGCGTTAGCGTATTAAGTGGTCTGCGTGGAGCTGCAAAGTCTACAGTGTTAAGCCAAATTATGCTGAACGTAATTAACAGTGGACACAATGTAATCTGTTACAGTGGCGAATTGAGTAGCAAAAACTTTAGCAAGTGGATGCTGTTGCAGGCCGCCGGTATCCATCATGTGGCAGCGTCAAACCGGTTTAGAAATTCATGGGTGGTGGATAGTGACGAAACAAGGATAAAAATAGCTGATTGGATGGATGGCCATTTTTGGTTATTCAATAACAGCTATGGGAACAAATTTTCTGCTCTGGCAAAGATGCTGCAGCGGCAGGCTAACATTGTAAAGGCTGACTTTATTGTTCTTGATAATCTGATGGCTCTGGACTTGGATAGCAAAAGTGACAAGTACGATGCACAGACACAGTTTGTATGGGAGCTGAAAAACATAGCAAAGGTGTGTAACGTCCATGTGCTATTTGTTGCTCATCCAAGAAAAGCAAGCGGGTTTCTCCGGCTGAATGATATCAGTGGCAGCGGAAACATAGCAAACATTGTTGACAATGCCTTTATTATTCACCGAAACAATACTGACTTTGATAAGGCAATCACTGATTATCTTGGCAAAAAAAAGAGCCAATACATTGCTGATGGCTGCGACAACGTAATTGAAATTTGCAAAGACCGGGAAAATGGTACGCAAGATTTTTTCATTCCTCTGTGGTTTGAACCGGAAACAAAACGATTAAAGAACCGGATGAATGAGTATGTGCATCTTGGCTGGGAACCGGACATTAATGATTCAGATGATGACAATGATAATCCGTTTTAGGAGATGAGAACGTGAATACTATTGCAAAGACTATTTATGCTGACACGTTCCACAACGTAAGTCCTGGGGATAGTGACCTTTGGCTGGAACTGTTTATGATGGCAGATAAATTAGATCCAGAGCTGGCTGCTATCCTTCAGTGGCTACGGAATGCTGGAACAAAGTTAGCGCCGGACAAGAAGTATGGGTACAGGTTGGTGCCGTATGTTGGGGATGAGGGATGGAGTAGTGAAGCAGAGTATAAACAAGAAAGCAAAGCATTGCAGCCATACCGTAACCAGCTGGTGATGATATTGGGAAAGTTGAGGAATGAGTGAATGAGAATCCTTGTAGCTTGCGAGGAATCCCAGGCTGTCACAAAAGAGTTGCGCCGTCTTGGTCACGAAGCGTATTCCTGCGACATACAAGAGTGTAGTGGGGGGGGTACAGAGTATCACTTGCAAGTAGATGCAATACAGATGCTGAAGATTAAGTGGGATATGATAATTGCTTTCCCGCCATGCACTCATCTTGCTGTTAGTGGTGCTTCCTGGTTTGAAAAAAAACGTGCTGATGGACGGCAACGTGAAGCAATAGAATTCTTCTGCAAGTTTTTATACGCAGATTGCGAAAAGATAGCTGTGGAGAATCCGGTAAACATTATCAGTGGTGATTATGTGCGAGAGTGGTTCCCGGATCTGGCCGACAAATATCACTTGCCAATTAAACCAACACAAGCAATTCAACCGTATTGGTTTGGGCATGAAGCACAGAAAACAACGTGCTTATGGTTAAAAGGATTACCGAGGTTAAAACCTACCAAGATTACAGACCGTGGGGAAATGAAAGGAAAAGGACATAGTATAGGTGCTTCTGCGTGGGCGGCGTATGACGAAGCCGGAAAAGTAATTGCATGGAATGATCCACGCACAGCAATTATCCGGAGCAAAACTTTCCCTGGTGTAGCCAAGGCAATGGCTGAACAGTGGGCAGGAAATAATGTTAGTCCTGCGTATGTGCAAGAAGAATTATTTTAAGGGGGTGTATCCATGACAAACTATGACTATATGTGTTCAAGTCCAGAGCGCATGGCAGAAAAGATTATCGAAATACGCAACGGAACAAGCGGGGCGGGGAGAGAAGTGCTGGATATTATGTATAGCAAGGACGAGTATAACTTTACTACGGCGGTGATTGTTTGGCTGGGGAAGGAAGTGGAAGAGTGAGATTCAAATGCGTAAAAGAATATGACATTGCAAAACTTGGGGAAGTGTGGGAGTTGGATTATTATATCTCAAACCATAATGTGTTATTAAAGCAAAAAACAGAAAGAGCAGATATAGCATTGATGGTTAAAGAGAATGTGTTTGATAAACATTTTGAGTATTTGGATATTGGCATGGCGGGTGGTGAACAATGCGATACTTAATCCTTTTAACCATATGGGCAACACTCAACACAAGTGCATACTGTGACCGAGGAATAACCGCAAGTGGTGAATATGTCCGTGAAGGTATCTGTGCAATGGACAGACTTAACGGCATGGTTGTTCCTTTTGGTAGCAAGGTAACATTACCCAACGGCACAGTGCTGATAGTGAAAGACCGATTCGGTGGAAATTATGATGGGCATTTGGATATTTGGATGCCGTCAGAGAGTGCGTGTTGGCAATTCGGCAGACAGATGCTTCGGTGCAGAATTGAGGTGGAATGATGCCTTACAGAGATTACATAGAGTGTTCTAACTGCGGAAAGCATAGAAACTTTAAAACACATGGTTTTGATGAAATCGACAATGCTATCAACGAGGGTTGGGGAAGTTATGGTGGAGTGTTGTATTGCCCACACTGTACTGCAACATGGGCAGAACGCAACGGAAACAAACCGATGGCAGATAAGGGAAACACGTTTAGAAACATACTGAATTGGTTAGTGAGGGAAATATAATGGCAGATAAGGAAACCATAAAAAAGTATTTCAATGATTTTTTAAGTGGCGGAAAGGTAGATGGAGATAAGGTTGATATTGCCTTTATTTACATGGCAAAAATGAAAGGCAGATTATCTATAATGCAGGACATTGTTGATGATTTGGCATACGCAAGATACAACAACACTGGCAAGGTGGCATTTGAAATGGACAATCTGATTATCAATGTTAAGGGATTTGCGGAACTGATTAACTGTTTGGTTGACGAAATAAACAGTGAGGTGGAAGTGCCATGAGAGTAGGACTTGTTGATGTGGACGGACACAATTTCCCAAACCTATGCCTTATGAAACTGTCCGCATGGCACAAGGCACAAGGTGACGAGGTGGAGTTTGCCATACCGCTAATGCCTTATGACAGAATCTATATGGCAAGGGTATTTGATGATACCTATACCCATGATGACCTTACCGCATACCAATGCACAGATGTCCGTAAGGGGGGGACGGGATACGGATTGGACAACAAACTACCCTATGAGGTTGAGCATATGTTCCCTGACTATTCCCTTTACGGAATCACAGACACGGCATATGGGTTTCTTACAAGGGGATGCCCAAGGCATTGTCACTTTTGCATAGTGGGTGACAAAGAGGGGTTAATCAGCAGGAAAGTGGCAGACTTGAACGAGTTTTGGAATGGGCAAAAGAACATCTGCCTTTGCGATCCGAATATGTTTGCTTGTAAGGATTGGCGAGATTTGGCAGGACAGTTGATTGACAGCAAAGCAACTGTGGAGTTTAACCAGGGAATCGACATCCGTGCGATGACGGATGAGAAGTGTGAAGCGTTGAACAACATGAAGTTGTCAATGCTCCATTTCGCATGGGATAACTACCCAGATGAGCATTGCTACAATCGGTTAAAAAAGTATCGTGATATGTTCCGTTTGGATGGCAGAAACCTAACTGTGTATGTGCTGACGAATTTTAACACCACCATTGAGCAGGACTTGGACAGAATATATCGTCTGCGAGAATTGGATTACACTCCGTATGTGATGATATACAACAAGCCGTCTGCTCCACAGAAATTAAGGCACATACAAAGGTGGGTAAATAACAAATTTGTTTGGCGAAGTTGTGAACGATTTGAGGATTATGACCCTTCATTGGCATAAGGGTTGAGGGGGAGTGTGAGAGAATGACCGAAGCTATTATACGCAATGTTGGTGAGGATGGTTATGGTTGTGCGGTTTGCAATTTGCATTGGTGCAGTAAACAAGATGTTTTGGAGTGGTTAAAGCGGGAGAGTACAAAATGATGAATTACTGTAAATGTGGCGGATTGGACTTATAGCGTATAATCCAAAGTCAAGGAAATATGAAATTTTTGATTCTTTACATGACTTTAGTCAAGAAACAGAAGATTATGAACAAGCAAAAGTGTGGGCAAAAGAACTGATTGAAAACTATGATAGTGGGTTGCAGGAGAATGAATAACAATGCTATGTCCTAACTGTAATGGTAGAGGTGCTGTTGAAGAACCGATTTACAACAGTTCGCATACATTAATTAAAAGTTGGAAAACAGTAAAATGCGAGATTTGTGGTGGCAAAGGTGAGTTTGATGCGTTTAAACCGAAAACCAATGAAGAATGGTTTACAAGTCTATCCACGGAAGAAAAAGCAAAGTGGATAGAACGTATCATGTTTATTGTGCGTTACAGAGAAGAAGTTGAAAATGGTGCGTATATGCAGACTATTACCAAAAAAGATTATATTGAGAAGTGGTTAAAACAACCACACACTAACGAGTAGATAACGAGTAAGTAACGAGTAGGAGTGATTATATGGAACAAGCACCATTGTCAACACTTGAAATATGGTTAATCTGTTTGTTGGTTTCCTTTATTGTATCGTCAAGGAGATGATTATATGAAATGTACTGTTTGTGGCGGCAAAAAAGAGTACATAGTAAAAAATTGGAATACAAATGAGTGGGAATATAAGCAATGCGAATATTGTAAAGGAACGGGCAAAGTGAATCTGCCAAAGTCGGTAGAAAAACGCATAAAGGAGAAGAGCAAGAAAAATGCTGAACAAAGAAAACATTAATTTATGTTGGCAAGTATTAAGCAAGTACGGAATTGAAAACCAGCAACGCATGGTAATTGAGGAGTGTGCGGAGTTACAAAAGGCTGTGTGTAAACTATTCCGGGAAGATACGCTGGCACACAGAGATAACTTTTTAGAAGAGCTGGTTGACGTTATTGTAGTCATTGAGCAGATGCTTCTGGTGGAACGCCTGCCAATGGACGAGGTAAACGAGATGGCAAAAATCAAACTTGAGAGGGCGTTGAAAGATGGATAACAATTATCTTTTAGACAAGTATGAACAGATCTATGACATGGCAAGGCATGGCATTCCGGAACACGTTAAGAAATTAAAGATAACATCAACGGTACACCATGATTATGTATCACCACTACGGATCAACGTGGAAATGGTGAACGGCAAAAGGTTCTCTGTAGTTACCAGCGGGCATGACAAACTTGGGGATATCGTTAACAACATTGTGAGGTTAGCCGATGGGCGTACTGACTAAAACGCAATTTCAAAAACTTGACAAATTGTTTTTTGATGCACCAGCTTTGAAACAAGCGGTAGACGAGCTGCGTATCATCAAAAAAGTTGATGCCCAAGATTCGGCAGATCCAACGTCAAAGGAAGCCGTGGAAGGGTTGGCAGAGATAAAAGCCGCTATGACTTATGAACGTCCGGAAGCATGGCTGCGTGTTGTCAATGCCACATGGGAAAAGTACAACAACACAACAATTGGTGACGCCATGTGCAGACGATACAAGCTGCGGGAAAAATGGACGAGGACGGTATGCGTATTGTTCATTGCTGACGATACATACTTTCGTTGGCGCAGGGAGTTTATCTTTAGTGCTGCACTATTCGCAGCAAGGGAAGGATTAATTTAGTTATTACGATAATAGAAACACAACAAAATATGTTATAGTGGTACTACGAAGGAATCGGTTTTCGCCGGTTCCTTTTTTATTTAGGGCGTTCAAGCAGGCTTCTGCCAGGGCCGGTAAGACCTCCTCCGGCCTGCCTGCTGCGCCCACGGAAAGGTAGGTGAAACGGTATGGCTTTAGGGGCAACAGACAGAGAAATAACTGTGTTTTTGGCTGAAATTATCAATGGCAAATCCCAACGTGAAGCATACCGGATTGCCAGACCTTTGAGCAAAAAATGGACGGACAAATGCGTTGATGAAAGGGCGTGTACTCTGTTCAATTCAGAAAAGGTTAAGAAAAGGTATGCAGAGCTTCTTGCCAAAGCTACGGCTGCGGTGGAAAAGGAATGCGTTTTGAGTTTTGCAGAGAAGCGCAGAATCCTTGCAAACATTGCCATAGATCCAAACGAGCGCAAGGAAAACGTAATCAAAGCTATTGACCTGGACAACAAGATGGAAGGGTTATACATCAACCGGACGGAGCTGACCGGAAACAATGGCGGGCCGCTTGAGTTTGTATGGGCGGGTGATAACGAGTGAGGGTGGAGATTCCTTATAAACCACGCAAGTTGTGGAAAGAGGTAATACATCCTGCGCTGGATCAGCGTAATAGGGCGGTGCTGGTCTGCCATAGGCGTTTTGGTAAAACGGTTGGCGCAATCAACGAGCTGATAAAGAAAGCTGTGCAGAACAAACTACGTTCACCACAGTATGCGTACATTGCTCCGTACCGTAACCAGGCGAAACGAATCGCATGGAACTATTTACTGTACTACACCGGCAACGTACCGGACAGAAAGGTAAACTCTTCTGACTTGTACATAGAGTTTCCAAGCGTGTACAAGAATAGTCCTGGCGCACGGATCTATGTCATGGGTGCAGATTATCCGGACGCATTGAGAGGGATGTACCTGGACGGAGTTATCCTTGACGAGTTTGCACAGATGCGCCCGGAACTCTATGGCGAAGTCCTTGTACCGGCATTGAGTGACCGCAACGGTTTTGTGTATATCATTGGAACCCCTAAAGGGCAGAACGCATTCTATGAAAGATATCTCACGGCATTAAAAGATCCCAGCTATTTTGTTTGTTGTTACAGAGCTGACGAGACAAACATCATCTCACAAGAGAAGCTGGAAGAAATGAAGCGTGAGATGACGGATACAGAAATCCGTCAAGAGTTATTGTGCGATTTCACTGCGAGTGCCAGCAACATAGTCATACCAATTGACGTTGTGACAGAGGCCGCTAACCGGATGATAGCCGAGGAAGAAGTAGCCGGTGCGGTATCAATCATGGGCGTAGATGTGGCCCGCTTTGGTGATGACGATACCATTATCACTCACAGAAAAGGACTTGCGTGTTACCCGCAAATCAAGCTGCATGGGTTAAACACGATGGAAGTAGCGAGTGCTGTGGCCTCACACTATTGGCGTATCAAACCGGACGCAATAATCGTTGACGCTGGTGCGATGGGGGCAGGGGTGATTGACCGGCTCCGGCAGATGGGAATGCCTAACGTCATGGAAGTTAACTTTGGCGGCAGCGCAATAGACTCTACAAGATACGCCAACATTCGTGCAGAGATGTATTTCAAGATTCTTGCGTGGCTAAAGAGTGGCGGGTGCATTCCAAACGATACGGATCTAAAGAGTGAGCTGACAGTAACGGAGTACAAGTACACGCAAGCTGGCAAAATCATTCTTCAGCCAAAGGAACAGATTAAGGAATTAACCGGACGTTCACCGGACAGAGCAGACTCATTAGCATTGACGTTTGCTGTGCCGGTTAGCAAACCTACCGAACACCGGCAGGCGTATAAAGCAAATACAGAATACAAGTTATTTGAGTAATGAGGTGATTATCATGTGTGCAAATCTTTTCAGTAAACCAAAAGTGCAGGCTCCCGTTGTGGAGAAGGTAGCACCGGCACCGCAGGCCGTAAGCCAGGCAGAAACGGCTGCAATCAATGACCGTGCTGCAGAGGACAACAAGCGCAGACGTGCGGCAATGAACGCAGACAAAACCAGAGTGGTGGCAAACAAAACTTTGATGGACGCTGCACAGAGCGGCACACGGCAGACTTTGGGGTGAGGACATGGATACATTGCTGGCGAGTCCTGCTGGTGACATGAGGCCAGCAGATGTTGAAATCAAAAAAGACTATTGGCCCGAAAAACGCAAAGTGCTGCAGAGGGTGGAACAGCTCCGGCAAAACAGACTACGTTGGGAAGACCAATGGATTGATATTAGAAACTATGAATTGCCTTTTGTGGGTGATTTTAAACGCCAGGGTGACGATGTGTACCCAGGGCGCAGGCGTGACCTTCACATAGCGCAAGGCGTAGCGTGGGCAAGCTGTCAAATATTCGCAGCAGGAATTATGTCCGGCCTTACACCGCCCAGCCGTCAGTGGTTCAAGTTTCAATTCAGCAACAGTGACCTAAACGAGAACGTGCAGGCGGGACAAGTGCTGGATGAACGGCAGGACATCATGCAGAGCGTGTTGGCGAATAGCAATTTCTATAACGCCATTCACAGCAGCTATTTTGAGTTGCCTTACGGACAAGCACCGTTGGCTGTGCTGCCGGATACAAAGCGTGGTGTGAGATTCCAGGCGCAGACGATTGGCACATATTACATTGATGTTGGCGGTGATGGAAAAGTAAACACATTCTGCCGCCGGTATCCCATGAAACTGCAGCAGATCATAGACACGTTTGGCGTAGAGGCATTACCGGAGAATGACCGTCAGCGTTTAGCCGGTGGAGCTGTGCCGGATAACCAATTGCGTTACGTTTGGTGGTTGGTGCAGCCGAACGCACAAGCAATTCCCGGACGCATCAGCCGTTTGAATATGCCATACATCAGTATGTATTGGGTGGATGGATGCCAGGAGAATGAATGGCTTTACGTTGGCGGGTTTGAGGAATTCCCAGTTCCAACCGGAAGGTATTTGGTAAACGCCAATAATCCTTACGGCTATGGCCCTGGGTGGTATGCGCTGGGTGATTCCAAGAGTTTGCAAGTCATGAAGCGTGACTATCTCACAGCTGTGGAGCTGGCTGTCAAACCGCCGTTAACAGCAACGGCAGATGTGATGGCTGAAGGTATTAACTTGATTCCCGGTGGCGTGACCAAAGTGCCTGGGCCGCAAAGCAGAGTGGAGCAATTGTTTAACGTAGCGTTAGACCTTCCGCATTTGGCAGAAGAAATTATACGCACAGAGGATTCAATTAAACGTGCCTATAGCGCAGACCTTTTCCTCATGCTGGATTCCATTACCACGGGCAACATGACCGCAAGGGAAATCGTGGAACGTCAGCAGGAAAAACTGCAACAACTTGGCCCCGTTGTGGAACGGTTGCAGGAAGAATACTTAACACCGATTCTTGAACGTACCTACAACATTCTTGACAGAGCCGGAGTATTCCCGCCGATACCGCCGGATATCGCACAGTTAGTTGCAGAAGAGGACGTAAAGATTGAGTACATTAGTCCGTTAGCGCAGGCGCAGAAGATGAGCGGTTTGGTAAACATTGAGCAGGCCATTGCGTTTGTGGCACAGATGGCACAGATTTGGCCGGATGCAATTAAAGCGGTAGATCCGTTAGGCACTGTGGCTAAATATATGGATATGCTTGGCGCACCGGCGAAGATGCGTAGACCGGAAGAAGAAGTCCAGCAGATGATTGAGCAGGAGCAGAAAGCCATGCAGCAAGCACAGCAGGAACAGCAGGCCATGCAGCTGGCCCAGGCGTTACCGGATATCACAAAAGCGGCAGAGAATGCGACAAACGCTGCCAATGATGGGAATCCTGCCCTTCAAGATTGGTTAGGCATGAGCGGGGTAGTCTAATGGGCAAGCGGTATGTGAGTAACTACGATGGCGATGACAAACAGAAATGGGTACGCATTGCCATAGCGCATAAGGACAAAGAGGCAATAAAAGCACTCTTGGTTTCAGAGGAAGGGCGTTGGTTTATTGCCCGCCTCATGAAGAATGAAGGTTTGATGTCCACGGCATTCACGGGCAATTCCGGCACGTTCTATAACGAGGGCAGAAGGTCGGTAGCCGTTGACATTTACCAAAATATAAAAAGTCTGCTTGGCGTAGAGGGAATCAAACTTTTCCACAGCGCACAAGAAGAGCTGTTGGAATTTGAAGAGAAAGCACTACGGCAGGCAGAAGAGAAAGGAGCAGACAATGGCTGAAGAACAAGTAGCGGTCAACGATAGCACGAATGCACCGCAGCCGGAGACAGAACCGGCTACACAGCCGGTAGAGGCACAGCAGACAATGCTGGGTGGAAATGGTACCGCCACACAGACAGAGGAAGCGAAACCTACTACACCGGAAGTACCAGAGGCGTATGACTTTAAGGCATCTATCCCGGAAGGTGTGGAGCTGGACGAGGCACTCACAAAGGATTTCAGTGAGGTGGCACGTTCCATGAACCTAACCAATGAGCAGGCCAACCAAATGGCGCAGTTTGGTTTTAAGTACGGACAGCAGATTGCTGAAACCGTCAAAGCGCAATACGTTGCCGAAGTGACCAAATGGGGCGAGGCTGCCAAAGCAGAGATGGGTGCAAACTTTGACAGTATCATGTCGGTCGCTGGTGCGGGCATCGAAGCCGTTGAGAAAACGGTACCCGGTATCCGGCAGGCGTTAAACGAAACCGGAGCGGGGAACCGCATAGAAGTAATCAAGATGTGTGAAATTTTGGGTCGGCTGGTAATGGCTGATCCCGGCAAAATGGTAAACGCTGGCGGGACAAACATGGAACAGCCGAAAGCTGCCACATGGTATCCCAACAGTAAAATGTAAATTTAATTTTTAAGCAAAGGAGAGTGAATCAATATGGCAACCGTAGGAGCAATGGCTCTGACTCTTAACGATTACCGCAAACGGATGAATCCGGAAGGATACATCGATGAAATTATTGAAGTATTGGCTCTGTCCAATCCTATTTTGCAGGACATGACCTGGATGGAAGGTAACCTGCTGACCGGCAACAAGACCACGCTGCGTTCCGCTCTGCCGACTCCGGCTGTGCGTTACATCAACCGTGGTATTACCCCGGACAAGAGTTCCACCAAACAGATTGTGGACACCAGCGTAGTGCTGGAAAGCCGTAGCGAAGTTGATACCGAGCTGCTGGCCCTGGCTCCGGACAAAGAAGCATTCCGGCGCAGCGAGGACAAGGCGTTTATCGAAGCGTTTGGGCAGAAGGTAGCGTCCATGACTATGTATGGCAACACTGATTTAGATCCGGACACTTTCAACGGCCTTGACATCCGTCACCGCATCATGGGCGTTAACACTGTTACCGAACAGGGTTACACCACCATTGACGCTGGCGGCACCACAGCTTCTTCCATGACATCTGCGTTCATCGTAGAGTGGGGCGAGAGAGCTACCACCGGCATTTATCCCCGTGAGGCTACCGCAGGCCTGGTACACGAAGACCTGGGGCAGAAGACCGTATACGATGCCAACGGCAAACCGTTTGAAGCAATGACCAGCCTCTTTAAGTGGAAATGCGGTTTGACTTGCCGTGACTATCGTGGCGCAGGCGCTGTCCGCAACATCTACACTCCGCTGTTCACGTCCGGCACCGCTGCACAGAAGCTGGCTTTGATGGGCGCATTCCTCAAAGCACATGACCGTATGCGTCATCCGGAACGCTGCGTAATGTACGTTTCTGTAGAACTGTACACCGCTCTGAAACTGTTCTTGATGGACAAGAACAACAGCTATGTAACGCTGGATACGCTGGAAGGTGGCATTCCCACTATCCGCTTCGATGGTATGCGTGTTGTTAAACTTGATTGCATGGTTAACAACGAATCGCAGTTTACCTAATAGTTGAGGAAGGGAGGATAATATCATGATTTTTGATGCTGGCAATCTGTTTTTGGATAAGAAAGCAATCACTACTTACGGCACTACCGCTGCCTATTCTGACAACGTAGTAGCCAACACCGGCGGCGGCAATGCGTATGAAGCTCCGTGGCTGGTAGTATTAATCACCGGCGCAGCTTCTGCTGGCGGTAACTTAACCGTTACGCTGCAGACTTGCGATGCTGAAGGTTTCGGTTCCGGTGTGGTGGATCTGTTCGCACAGACCGTTGCTACCGGTTCCCAGGGCGAAGTCATCGCTGTTCGTGTTCCGGTTGGTGCGCTGAAATTCTTCCGGCTGAAGCTGCAGGGTTCTGCAAGCATGACCGGTGACGCAGTTGTTACGGCTGGCCTTGTGCTGGACGCAGACATTCAGTAAATTGTTTAAACTTTGTGAGAGTTTAGGGGGCGGGTTATTCCTGCCCCTTTTTTAGAATGAGGTAATGCCATGAATATTACTGACATTTGTAACCTGGCCTTAAACCACATAGGCCGTGAGCATATAGCCAGCTTGGACGAGGAAACCGAGGCGGCAAGGACTTGCAAACTGCATTATGATTTGCAGAGGCAAGTTTTACTCCGTGCCTACACATGGAGTTTTGCCAAGAAGTACACAAAGCTGGCAGAGATTGACGTTAAAACACCGGGATGGAAATACACTTACGCATATCCTAATGATTGCGTGATGGCCCGGAAGATATACAACGAGGACAACACATGGTGTATCCTTTGGAAAAACCACGAAGGGAACTTTGACCAGGTGCTGTTGAATGATAATACGAAAGCATTGGTATGCAATCATGAGAACGCATATCTTGAGTATACATATGACGTAAAGGACGCAGACTTATTTACGGCTGATTTCGCACAAGCATTGAGCTATTATTTGGCGGCTGCTATTTGCGTACCGCTGACCGGAAGCGAATCGTTGGCACAGCAGATGCAGGCGCAAGGGAGTGGCATTCTGCAAGAGGCCAAATTCACGATGATGGGAGAACGGAACCGGGTGCCGGATTATCCGTCCAAATACTTTAAGGCGAGGTGGTAGTCATGCCAGATGGACGCATTTATATGCTTCAACCGTCTTTCGCAAGCGGCGAGATATCACCGGACGTTGCCAGCCGTGTGGATTTGGATAAATACCAAAGTGCTTTATTACAAGCAGAGAATGTGTTTATCCGTCCGTATGGCTCTGCATACCGCAGACCTGGTACAGAGTATGTAACCACGATAGACGATGGCTATAGTGTGCGGCTGCAGGAGTTTGCTGTGGACGCAAACACAAGCTATCTGTTAGTGTTTACGCAATTAAAGTTACGCATTTACAAAGACGATAGTTTGATAGCTACAAAAACCACACCATTCATTGGATATGACTTGCCTAAACTGCGCTTTGCACAATCGGCTGACTATATGTTTATCGCAAGCGGGAGTCATCCGGTACAAGTGCTGAAGAGGACAAGCGAAACTACTTTTGATAACCTAACAGACTTTGTTCCTTCGCCTGGGTATTTTGATGCCACTACCATGACGGACGGCGTGACGATCACACCGAGTGCAACAACGGGAACAGTGACATTAACGGCAAGTGCTGCTGTGTTCGCAGCTGGGCAAGTAAAGAATTGGATTGAGTTAAACCAAGATGTATCAGCGCAGACGGAAACGCTGGAATTAAACCATAGTGCTACGCCGCCGGTTGACAGTGGAACGTCATCGTCCATTGAAGCTGGTGTGGCGGGATGGAAGATAATCACTCACGGCACATGGGCAGGAAAGATTACCGTAGAGTATTCCAAAGACAATGTGAATTGGAAGACCTTGCGGGAATACACAGCCGATAGTGACAACAACGTAACAGAGAGCGGCACGTTTGATGAAAACACTTATATAAGGGTGAGTGGAACTATCACCAGCGGGAAGGTAACGGCAGATCTTACAAGATTGCCATTTACGAATCATGGCACGGCGCAGATTACTGCCTACACAGATACCACTCATGTAACGGCAAAAGTAAAAGACAGATTCGCCAATACGTCAGCTTCTGACGATTGGGCGTTTGGAGCCTGGAGCGGGGTGTATGGGTATCCGTCCTGCGTTACGTTCTTCCAAGACAGATTATGTTTCGCTGCCAATGACCGACAGCCGTACATGGTTTGGATGAGCAAAACCGGAGACTATTACAACTTTGGTACGGAGCAAGTGGAAGGTACGCTGACGGATGATTCTGCTGTGGCTATATCGTTTATCTCACGGAGAGATTACCGCATATTACATTTGGTTGCCCACGCTGACTTGATGATTATGACGGAAGGTAACGAATGGATCATCAGCGGGGCAGAAGTGGTTACGCCTACGAATGTATCACCAAGGGTACAGACGAGCCGTGGAAGTACGGACGTTGTGCCGGAGATGATTGGCGGCCAGATGATCTACGTTCAGAGGCACGGAAAGACAGTGCGTGACCTTCAGTACAACTTTGGCACAGATAGTTATGATGGGCAGGATTTAACCATTCTTGCAAAGCACATTACGCAGGACAAAATAATAAAGGATTCTGCGTATAGGCAGGAACCGGATTACATGGTATTTTTCGTATTGGATGACGGAACTTGTGCCTGCTTAACCTATGTCAATGAACAGAGGGTTTACGCATGGTGCCGGATGGTAACACAAGGGATATTCTTGGCGGTAACGGCATTGAGTACGTCCGGCTATGACGATATCTATTTCGTAGTGGGCAGAGAGAACGGATACTTTTTAGAGAAATTATCCAATTATCCTCATTACGATTACCCGCATGACTATGTGATGATGGATTGCGCTTTGCACGGTGAAGAGATGACACCGGCTGTGAGTGAAGTTACTGTGGCACATTTAAAGAATCAGAAAGTGGAAGTGCTGGCAGATGGCAAACGCATTCCCAATATCACAGCTGATGCCAATGGAAAAGTTACGTTGGAAGTGCCAGCTACAGACCTTTGCATAGGACTTGGCTATACATCTACATGGGAGTTACCTAATATTGAAATGCAGCTGCAGGACGGCACATTACAAGGACGCAGGAAAAAGGTTAGTGAAGTTATCCTGCGTTTGGAGAATTCACTTGGCGGGCGTGTAGGTTTGGCAACAGATAAAACGGACATTATCAAATATGACGAGCTGATGAGGGAAACCAATGTAACTCTGTTCAGCGGTGAGAAACTTGTCACTGTGCCTAATGTGAACATGGGCGGGTTTAACGATAAAGGCCGTGTGGTTGTTGTGAGTGATGATCCGTATCCGTTGAGCATATCGTCAATCGTGAGGGCGGTGGTTCCTGGTGGTTAAGATTAAAAAGATTCTGCGTCCAAACATTGAGCTTGTGAAAGAGTTGCTTGTGGATATACGCAAACCGGATTTGAAGGAGCTGCTCATGGGGCCGCTGGCTCCGTTTGACGCTGTGTGGGAATCCATTGATAACAGCCTGCATTGTTATGTCGTGAGGGATTCTCAAAAACATCTATTGGCTATCTTTGGTATTGGGTTAGGCCGTGTTGAGGTAGCCAATACGATGGCAACGCCAATATGGTTTTTGGGAACTAACCGAGCATACAAGCATACAAGGGCGTTAGTGTATTACGGAAAACAATATTGTGAACGATTCATTAATGAAGTCGGGCCGTTATGTAATTTCATTTGGATAGGCAATGAACCGTCCATAAGGTACATTAGTCATCTTGGTGCAACACTGTTTAATGTTGTGCCAATGGGGAAAAAGGGAGAACCGTTTATACCGTTTATTTTAAGCGAGGTGAACAAATAATGTGCAGTTTAGCAATAGCTTTAACAGCTGCGACTACCGGTTTGCAAATGGCTGGACAGTATCAGCAGAGCAGAGCGCAGGCGGCTGCGTATGAGGCGCAATCACAAGCAGCGCAGGCACAAGCTGATGCCGCATACCAGAACGCAAAAATCCAAAATAAACAGAGTGAACAGATCGCAGAGAAGTATGCTTATGAGCAGAGGAAGCTGGACAACCAAAGGAAGTTAGTATTAGGACAGCAGACGGCTGCAGCTGGAGCGTCTGGTATTGCCGGTGGTGTAGGAAGTAGTTTGGATCTCTACAATGCCACGATGGACGCATGGCAGCAGGACACTAATAACTTGTTGTATAACCAGCGCAATACAATATATGGGAGCATGGTTAAAGAAGTTAATCTTCGCAACTATGGGAACGCATATTCTGCAATGGCAAGCAATTACAATTCAATGGCAAGTGCCGCAAAGCAACAAGGGAATCTTGCAATGTTTGGCACGTTATTGGGTGCAGCCTCACAGTTTGCAGGAATGAAAACCGGCGGTGGAAGTACGGCAAACAAGACATGGGTAGGCAATGTACCGCGCTCCGTACATGAAGCAACGGGAACCGGAAGCGGTATTTATGTTAGGAATCCGTATGGGGGATAAGATATGAAATTAGCTACATATACTCCACAAGTCGCACCAAATACAATTGGCAATGCAAAAGGACAAGCACCACAAGTTGCTGCTGTTGGTGATGGCGGTGCTGCACAAGCTGCCGCTAATATTGGACAGATGCAAGGGCGTTCTTTGGCTGGTATTGCAGGAGCCATACAAGGCGCAGCAGAGAATATTGACGCTGTGAACGTACAAGCTGCGTCTAACGAATATACCAAAAGGTTAAACGAGTTACTGTATAACCAAGACAATGGTTTGATGAATACCCAAATGCAAGGTGCTGACGGTATCACAAAAACTTTCGAAGAGCAGGAACGGAAGATCCGGCAGGAAGTGGCTGGTAAATATAACTTTCTCTCTGCCAAAGGAAGTCTTACGTTTAATCGCATGACAGACAATTCTGCTACGCAAAGGTATGAATTAGTGCGCCGTCACCAGACGCAACAGTACAATGCGTATCGTGACTTGACGTTTAACAATGCTTTGGAGCTGAACATACAGACCGCTGCCGACAACTACACAATGCAGGATGTGGTAGAGCAGAACATAAGGGAAGCTATTGCCACAACGAGGATGCGGTATGCGGGCCAGGGCGAAGAGGTTATTAAGAATGCAGAACGCAAGGCCATTAGCGGTATTGCACAGCAAGTAATTGGCAGAGCATATGCCAATGGGGATGATATTAAAGCCGGTGAATATATTGAGAAATACGGCAAGTACATGAATCCTACGGAATTGACACAGTATAGCAAGGCCGTACATCAGCGTGTGCTTGCCAACATGACACGAAATACCGCTGATGGTTTAGTGGCTAAATACGGAAACAACATTGGCGCATTGTATGACGCAATCTATAACCGTGGTGAAGGTGGCAGCGGGTATGACGGAGCTGCTGCTGTTGCATGGTTTAAAGAGCAGGCAAAGAACGGTACGAATTGGGGCGTAAACACTTGCACAAAAGGAGTGAATGCTGCATTGATGGCTGGCGGTGGTATTCCCGGTAACACTTGGGCACCGACTAATTGGGAAGACGCAAAGAAAGCTGGCATGGCATTCAAGGACAGAAGCCAGTTGCGTTCCGGTGATATCGTTTATTGGTGGAAACCGGGGAGTGATAAGGACGCTGATGATACGTCACACGTTGGCATTTATGACGCAGAAACCGGAATGGTTTACCAAAGTGGCACAAGCGGGTTTAAACCAATTAAACTTGACGCATATTCTGTAACGGGTTTTGCAAGGCCTCAAGGAAGAGGCATGAGCCTTGAACAGAAGGATGCGTTGTATAATTCCTGCATTCGTCAAATCAATCAGCAGAAAGCATTACGGAATGCACACAATGACGAGATATTCAAAAGTCTTGATAAAGAGCTAATGGGTATGTCAGATTCCGGTAATGCTGATTTTTCTGTCTATGCGTCAATGGTTGACCAGGTGGCAGGAAACGATCCGGAGATGAGACGCAAAGGTTATCAGTACGCACAGTATTGGTGGAAACGAGCTGCGAATGTTGACGAGGAAGGGAACATTCTTGGCAGAGGTGGTACAAGCAACAGCGGTGGAAGCAAGGGCGGTTTGGCTGTTGGCATGGAGTATGGTTTGATTCAAACACTGATGCACAACAATTTTGAAAGCCAAGCTGATTGGGCGCAGTACATCATGCGGTTTAATCCAAACAAAGGCGAGTACAACAAGCTGATTCAAATGTATGACCAAAAGAAGCGTGGGGCTGGTGTGTTTGCGTATGATTGGGATGGTTTGAAAGACCAATTCAAACTTGATAATCCGGACATGGATACGCAGATGATTAATGTGGCGTGGAGACAAGCGCAGGAATACGCTACCATGCAGATTAACAATATAAGGGAAAGAGATAAACGAGAGGCTACTTACGCAGAGGTGATGAATTTTATTACCGACAGCATGAGCAAAGTAAACTATGGAAACTATGCTATTGATAAATGGTATGGCACAAGTAATGTGGCCTATGAACCTACAAAGGGAGAGCTGGCTGCTGCCGGTATTGAACGGACAAACAAATTACCGAGCGGGCAAATTGAAGTTATTTACAAAAACGGCATGAGGAAAATACTGACCACGGAAGGGTTATATTACGAACTGAATCCTTCCAATGCGACAGTGGATATTTACAGATAAGGTGGTGATACAGTGCTTACGGAAGAACAGATGCGTAATCTTGATACCGAAGTCAAGCAGCGTGGCATGGGAATAGATCCTGCTGTTATGCCAGCAGAAGAGGCAGACAGTTTTGCCTATACACCGGAAGAAACAGTGCCGGAGCAAGGATTACCGCAGGCATATGCTGCGCCCGCCCAGCAGACAACGGTTGATGATTTATATACAAGTGATGCCTATATTATTGGGCCGGATATTATTGCTCCTAATCCAGAGGCCAAGAAGTTTATTGAGTTTACCGACAAGGTTGCTGATAACGTCAAAAAGACAAACATTTATAAACGAGTAACCTACAACAAAGAGGACATTTTAAGGGAAGCCAAAGAAATAAACATTGAAACCGGCATTCCGGTTAATGCTATTCTGCACAGCCACGAAACGCTGGACAATGCGCGCAAAATTTATAATTACCGGCGCAAGCAGATGGAGCTGATGGTTCCGGGAGAGAATGAAGTTTCTGTGGATCTGTTGGCAAAGGCTTATCCTGGGTTGGATAAAATCATTAACGAAGGTAACGAGATTGACGCTGCCATTGCCTTGCAGAACATCAAAAACGTAAGGCAGATGACCGGCATTGTAGAAGTGGCAAAAGGAAATTGGAATGTGGGTGTGTTGGAGCGTAAGCTGGGGCAGACCGGTGTGCAGGCATTCCGTGAAGGCCGTGCCATTAACGAAGAAGAGTATGCCAAGTTTGACGCAATACAAAAACAGATTCAAGAGTTTAAAGAAACACCGTCTTTCCTTGAAGATCCATTGTTATCTATTGTGGGCGGTACGTCAAGACAGATACCGCAGCAGATGACCGGATTAGGTACGGGCGTGTTGTATGGTGGCGCATTGGCTGCCACGGCTGTGGGTGCAGCGGCGTTGGCTTCTATTCCTACGGGTGGCGCAAGTTTGGCTGCTATTCCTACGGCTGCAAAGACCGGTTTCAGTTGGGGCATGAGAGCCGGTTATGCGGTTGATATGTTTGAAAACAGCGCAGGACAAAGATACATTGAATATTCACGTTTTAAAGATGAAAACGGCAAACGAGTGCTGACAGACGAAGAGGCAAGGGCGTATGCTGCGGTAGCCGCGGCTGTGGAAACCGGCATTGAATTTATGAACGCAGGAATTATCCTTGACACGTTAAAGGGTAACAAGTCTGTCGCAGCACGGCAGATGCGTGAAGTGGTTGCCGGTGCTACGGACAATGCTACGTTTGTTACTGGCCTTAAAAGGTTGTTGTCCGGAGCTACCAAGGTAGCTGTTACTGAATCTTTGGAAGAGGGCGCACAAGAGGGTGCAGACCGTATTTTAAGCACGGGTGTAAGTCTGTACAAGGGGAGTAACGCCATTCCCAAGTATACGCCTGGGCAAGTGTTGGAAGGTGCTTTACAGAACACGATAGAGTCCTTACCGGCTACTATTGGATTTGGTATTTCTGCTGCCGGTGGCGGTACAGTAGGAGTAGTGCAACGAGCTGCACGGTTGGCAGAGATTGGCAATTTCAGATTTAACGAAGAGATGAAGAATGTAACCGGCGTTGGCATGATTAAGCAGATGGCTGAAAACGCAGAGGTAAAGTCATTCTTCAAGAAAGATCCGGACGTTGCCCAGCAAGTGCTAAAGAATACTGTGGCTGGAACCGGCTATGAGAAAGTTAATATCGACACGGAAATGGTAGCTAAGCAGGAGAATGGTTTAGTTGCCTTGCGTGATATTGGAGAACGTGCCGGAATGAGCGCAGAGGAAATACAGACCGCCATTGAAACCGGTGCGGATTTAACTGTGCCTACGGAAGTGTATTTCCAGATGCGGGCAGACAATGAAAACTTTGTTATCAATGATGACTATATTTCCTTTAGTAATGTAGCTCCGTCCTTTGCACGGAACAAATACTTTACCGAACAATACAAGGCAGAGATTGACGCAATCATGAAGGATGTTGATTCCCAGCGTATGGAACAGCAGATGGCTGCCATTGACATGATTGTACAGGATAACTTTGCAGAAGGTATTGAACGTGACGCAGCGGCTGCGGTGCTGACCATGCGCCCGGATAATCCTATTGAGGGATTAAAAGATATGCGTAATATGTACAAAGAACAGTTGGATGCTATCTTAAATCCGGTTATCCGTGAGCTGGAAAAGGGCATGAAGCAAGGCGTTGAGATTCGCCGTGACGAGAGTGAACGTGACGCAAAGTATGTAAGGGAAAGTCAAGACGCAGAATGGGCGAGAAAGTTTTATGCAGAGAACAAACGCTGGCCTACACGTTTTGAATTGGAAGGTATGGCTATTGATATTCTGTCCGGAAGAGATTTCAGTAAGTTAGCTGATTATCAGAACGTACCGGAAATGGAAGAATACTACGCTGCCAATGCCGCACAGATTGAAGAGCTGTTAGGAAATATCGAAGCGTTTGATAACATTGAAGAACGCATTGCCAATCTTGACGCTGACGAGCTGCAGACGATGGAAGGAATGAGCAAAGAGGCGTATGACATTTACAAACGTGAATCCTCTAACGCCATTGCCAATGCTCCAAGCGATGCGGTGAAACGTGCTGCCAAGATGGGCGCAGCATTGTTGGCACGTCATGCTGATAGATATGCCCAAGCTAAACGTGACGCAGGAGAAACTAACTATACCGCTGCTGACTATTACAGAGATTTAATCAATGTGAAGTATGGCGGTGTGTTTGAACAGCCTGGAACAGAAACTTATTTGCAGGAAAGTTTGGTTAATCAGTTAGAAAGCGAAGCAGAGAACGCATTAAAAGAATTATTCTTTACGGGAACTCCGTTAGAACAAACAGAAAAATTACAAGACGCTGCTGGCAAACTTGACCGAGTAGAATTAAACGCCGTGACTTTTGAAGATCCGGAATCTCAAAAGTATATGAAACAGCAGATTGCAAAGCGGAGCAATTTAAAGAAAAAAGATGCCGAAAAATATGCTGATGACTTTTTAAATAAAGTTAGAGCCATTGTGGATATTGTCAAAACATTCTATGACAAATATCCGGACATGGAAGCGTGGCAAAACAAACAGATAAAAAATGTCGAAGGGAAAGTAACGCTTGAACAGTTACAAAAGGATGACGTTATTCGTGTGCAAATTAAAAAGGGCAAGAAAACTTATTGGGTACCGTTGACAAGTGCATTCAGAAAGAACGGCGAGTATCCAATTAATATTGATCTTGGTACGTTGTGCATGAAGCGTGAGGCCGCTGATTTTTTAAACCAAATACTGATTAAAAAAGGATATGCTCAAAAACTTGGCCCGACACAGTTAGAGGCATTAAAGACGCTTCTTAAACAGCACGGTTTCCTTACGGCGTGTGATGTATGCTTTGTGGAAACCAAACGTGCAAGAATGCTGGCAGACGCCAACAAGACCGCATATGATTGGCTGTCTACATTAATGGCTGCAGGACTTGATGACGGCAATGTTCTTGGTGAAGACCGTACTCTTACTAAAGAACAAGAAGATGCTCTTGAAAAAATGACAAGCACCAAAGAAGTGATTGTTGACGGAGAGCCGATAAAAGAATATCAGTTGTATTACAAAGAGCATATGCCTGCGTCAAGAAAAAGAACCAAGAAAGACGGAGACAAAGGCGCAGACCTTGACACCGGCACAACGGCAGACAAGATGGCAAAAATAGCCAAACTGTTTAAACAAGATCCCACACTTGCCGGTACATTAAGTCCGGAAACATTGTTAACAACAAGAACCGTAGACAATCTGTTTAATCAGTACGGCGGGCATACTGATATTAGAACCACGATTTCCGGAATGTATGGAAGTGCTACGGCAAAACCGTTAAATGGTTTTGTGGTTTACGATCCATTGTCATGGCTGAAAAGCATGAACGAAGGACGGCTAAACAAGAAGAGCAAACAAGCGAATAATCTTGAATGGTTGTATGATATTGGTGGTGGAAGAGCGCAGAGCTTCACTGACTTTAATCCTATACTGTTTGTAGATTATGTGCAGATGATTGCTGATTATGAGGCCCGTGATATGCCGATGCACGTTTACACAAAGGTGCCTGCTTTTGTAAAACTGTTTGGCAAAACGGGAATCATGATTAACATGAGTTTTGTTCCCAAAATTGTAAAAGGCGTTGACGCTGACCACGTTGGCCTGCAATGGAATGAGAAAACAAAAGAATGGGAATACGCATGGCATGAAGATAGTTTCCCCATAGAAGAGGCCTACAAGCTGCGGGATAGAGTTGAATTTGGTGGAAGGGTTGGTACTATAGCGGTAGGCGTATCCAAAGCGCAAATCGAAAAAATGATGACCGATCCAAGAATCGACATGATTATTCCGTATCACAAATCCGGTATGCCTCACTCCGTACAGATTAAGACCGGCTTGATAAATGCTACTGACTACACCAATTATCAAAACACGGTGATTCCGGATGGACATGAAGTAACCAGGAAATACGCCAAGATAGTAGATCCCAATTTTGAGAAAAACTTAAGTGGTGACGAAAAGGCGGTAAACAAATATCTTAAAGCACAAAAGAAACTTTTAAAGGACAAGTATCTTAACTACAGCCGGATTTTAATTGAAAAAGGTGATCCAGAGGTGGCTGCACAAACATATCTTGACCGTTGCAGAGATCTTGGCTGCACACCGGTATTTGAAATGTTTGCGTATAAAGACGGCAACAAAGAAGCAGGCGTGGTTAATCCTGGCTATTACAAGATGCTTGAGGATTTCCGTGGGTATGACAATAACGGAAACTACGTTGCACAAGGCCCGGTAAAGTTAGAGTTAACTGATGATTGGCAAGATGTTTTGGACGAGGCGTTAGGTGTTCGTGAAGAGCAAAGAAAACAAATTGCCGACATGGGAAAAAACAAGGAGTTGCTTGACAAGGCAGAAAAAATCCTTGCGTACCAGCGTATTGACGGAGAAATCCGTGAAACAATGGTGACACGTTTAAAGGGTGCGCTGGGTAAAGAAAATGTGCAATCACTCCGGAAAGAAGAATTCCATGATTTGCTGGAAAACATATACAAGGAAGAGGGTGCGTCTGAAGAGGAAGCAAGAGGCAGGCTTGAGAAATCCCGTAACGGTGACGGCATTGTTTATGGTTTCGCAAAAGACGGCGCAATTTATCTTAACGAGGATTACTTTAATGCAAACACTCCGGCACATGAGTTTACTCACGTTTGGGCAAAAGTTGCTCAAGCAAAGAATCAAAAACTGTGGCTAAAGGGCGTTGGATTACTGAACAAAACACAAGAGTGGCAAAATGTTTTAAACGATGATTTGTATGGATTTGGTGAACGGCAAACAGAAATTGATGCCACAAGTAACCGCAAGAAAGCAAAAGAGCTTCAAGCACAGCTAAATAATGAAATTGCGTCTGAAGTTTTAGCCCGCATTGTTGGCGAGAAAAATGAAGCGTACATTGAAGAAATGCTGCGCCCCGGAAACAAACTTTATAAGGGTGACGGTTTAATCGCACAGATTAAGCAATGGGTTTTGGATGTATTCAAGGGAATCCGTAGTCTGTTTGATCCGATTGACGGCAAACCGTTAACCTACGATGAGTTTGTCAAGATGCCGTTAAGAGCTTTGTGGGATGAAAAAGGACAAAAGGAATTCCGGGAAACTGTTGCAGAAACAATCCAGCAGATGCAAAAAAACAAAGTCCAGGCTGACGCTGTGGAGCTGCAGGCAGAGCAAACCGTATTCCAACGTCAACAAGCAATAAACGATACCATCCAAGGCGCAACAGAATTCAAAGACAATGGTATGCGTGTTATCACTGTGTTTGACAGCGGTAACGAATCAACAATAGCTCACGAATTAGGACACGTCTTTGTGGCAGACTTGAAAGAATTAGCCGAAATGCCCAATGCTCCGGAACAGATAAAGAAGGATTGGGAAACTATTAAGAAATGGTTGGGTTACAAGGATAACCAAACGAAGTTTACCACGGCACAGCAGGAGAAGTTTGCGAGAGGGTTTGAAGCATACTTGCGTACCGGCGAAGCACCGGCACATGGTTTGCGTAAAGTATTCCAGAACTTTAAGAATTGGCTGTGCAAGATTTACAGAGATTTCTTATCGTTGGGCGGTAAGCCGTCAGATGATGTCCGTGCTGTTATGGGCAGGATGTTAGCCACGGAAGAAGAAGTGGAGCAGGCATTCAAACTGCGTGAGGCAGAGGATTTTGAAAAGGCCGGCGGTTTGGATTATCTTGCCAAAGACAGTTTGGAAATGTACAAGAGATGGCAAGCTGATGCACAAGAATACGCAAAAGAAAAAGTGCTGAAGGAAGCTATCAAGAACCTTACCAAACAACGAGCTGATGAATTGGCTGTTGTCCGTGACAAAATGACAGAAGATATCCGCACGGAGTTATCTTCCAAACCATTGTACCGGGCAGAGCTTATCTTATCAGCTAATCCTAAATTGGCAGAGAATTGGCCTGCTGAACAGTTTGGCATGACGTATGAAGAATATACCGAAGCCATTGCTGAACAAGGAACACTTGACCAGGCCACACAGAAAGCGGTTGACGTTGCGATGGCAGAAATTGAAGAAGGCCTGCCGTTGGAACAGATCAAGAAGGACGCAGAAGAGGCCGTCAACACAAGTGAATACCGTGGAATGTATCTTGCGTTTGAGCAGGACTTTATTCAGAAAAAACTACGCAGAGATGAAACATTAAGCCGTAGAATTGAGCAGGCGTTGGCTGACATTGAACGTGAGGCCACCGGCATAGGCGAAGAGATTGCAGAGGATTCTGCTGAAGTAAAACGTCTTAAACAGCGTATCAAAGAGTTAAAGTATCAGGCAAGATGGACAGAAGCAGAGCTGAAAACGCTGAACCGGTTAGAACGTGCCAACAATAAAGCAGAACGGCTGGCGGCTATCAAAGCGGTAAAGGAAATGTTA